AATGAATAGAAGAGACTTTGGTATCGGTACTGCTACTGCTTTAGCCGCACTATCGTCTTGGCCAGCTTTTGCGGGTGGTAAATTAAAAGTAGCAGGAATATATACAGTTCCAACACAACAGAAATGGGTAGCGAGATTACATCTTGCTCTTGTTGCCGCAGAAAAACGTGGTGAGATAGAATATCAATATTCTGAAAGTACTGCGAATACAGACTACGTAAGAGTTATGAGAGAGTATTGCGATAGTGGGGTAAATATGATTGTTGGTGAGGCTTTTGGTATTAGTAAAGAAGCTAGAAAAGTTGCTGATGATTATAATAACATTGCATTTTTAATGGGCGATCCATTCAAGCCTCACGGAAATAATTTTTCTGTATTTGATAACTATATTCACGAACCCTGCTATTTGATGGGTATCATCGCTGGTGGTATGACAACTTCAAATAAAATCGGTATGGTAGGTGGTTATGCCATCGGTGAAGTAAATAGATTATTCCATGCGTTTATGGACGGAGCTAAGTCTGTTAATTCTGCGTGTGAGTTTAAAGTAACTTATATCGGTTCTTGGTATGATCCACCAAAAGCGAAAGAAGCCGCTTTCGCACAGATTGAAGCTGGTTGTGATATACTATATGCTGAACGGGCTGGTGTTGTTGATGCTTGTAGAGAAAAAGGTATACTAGCATTTGGTAACGTGAACGATATGAATAAAGAAGAAGGTGGAACAGACGTTGTTGTTACTTCTGCTTTATGGCATATGGAGAATGCTATAGATCATGCAATAGGGCTTGTCAAAAGTGGTAACTGGAGTGCAGAAGAATATCACGATTGGACTATGATGGCAAAAGGTGGGGCTTCACTTGCACCATTCTATGAGTTTGATAGTAAAATTTCAGCAGACGTTAAAGCGAAAATTGCCGACTTATCTGCACAGATAATCGCTGGTGACTTTGTTGTGAATATAGAAGACTCTGAACCTAAATCTACATTCTAGGAGATAAAATGACTGAAGAAGAGTATCAAAAATATGTAGACTTACTTTGTCAGATTTGGAATATTAAGAAATAAGACTTGACAATAACATATAAATAATATACTATGATTCTTAATGTAACTGAAAAAGCTAAGGAGTATCTAGCCCGAGTTGGGAACCCGAACGTATCTCTATCTGTTAAAGGTGGGGGTTGTTCGGGTTTTACATATGAGTGGGGTACTACTGATAAAACCCCAACAGTTGAAAACTTATGGTTAGATCCCATGGCTGAAATGTTTGTGTTCGGTTGCACAGTTGATTATGTAGAAGAGTTAGGGGGAAGTTATTTAAAAGTACTTAACCCTAACGCAAAAGCATCTTGTGGGTGTGGTGAAAGTTTTGCTATTTGAGGAGATATAATGCCAGAGTATACATTTAAGAATGAAGATACTGGTGAACATTTTACAGAAGTAATGTCAATGTCAGCCAGAGAAGAATTTCTAAAAGATAATCCAAATATGACACAACAGTTTCTTAAAGTAAATATGATTAGTGGAACTGGTTTAAAGAATGATAATGGTTGGAAAGAAAATCTTTCTCGTATCGCAGAAGCACACCCTAACTCAGCTTTAGCTGATCAAGTTGGTGGTAGAACAAATAAAACAGTTAAAAATGTGAATGCTTTGAATAGATCTGGTGTTCGTAAGGGAAAGTATACAATGGATTTGTGATGTTTACTCATTTAGATTATGTTATTCCAGAAATTAAAACTGAAACAATAGATAAAAAAAGATACTACGTAACACCATCAGGTGAAAAGTATCCATCTATCACAACAGTACTAGGACACTTCAACAAAAAAGGTATTCTTGAGTGGAGACAAAGAGTTGGCGAAAAAGAAGCCAATCGTATATCTACTCAAGCATCACGAAGAGGTACTAAAGTACATCAAATGTGTGAAGACTTTATCAATAATAAACTTGACGAAAATAAGTTTATGCCAACTGATAAAGAAACTTTCAATTCTCTAAGAAATATTCTTACAGATAATATAAATAATATACATTGTCAAGAAGCTAGTCTATATTCTGATTATCTAAAAGTGGCGGGTAGAGTAGATTGTGTCGCTGAGTGGAATAATCGGCTTTCTGTTATTGACTTCAAAACTTCCAGAAAACTTAAAAAGAAAGATTATATTAGTAATTATTTTCAGCAAGGTGCGGCCTATTGTGTTATGTATGAAGAGAGGACTAAAATACCAGTTGATCAATTAGTTATTGTTATTGCTGTAGATGGTGAAAGTCCACAAATATTTATAGAAAAAAGAGATACTTGGGTAACATCTCTAAGAGAAAAAATTAAAATTTACGGAGAAGAAAATGGTAAAGAGGGATACAGAGATGTATAAGGCATGGAGATTACCAGGTTTTTTTATAGTATTATGGGTATTAATGTTTCTTTTGTATAGTTGTCATGCCGTTCCAGCAAAAGAATATAACATATGGATTATGCAAAAGAATATAAGATGTATGCCAAAATGGGAAGCAATGGAATTAATGGTAGCAGGTGAAGTTCGCCCATTATTAACGGGTATAGCAGAAGTTTTAATGAAGACAGGAGAAACAGGTGCTATGCCGACAGTATTCTTTGCTGATTCTGAAACTGGTAGATGGGCTTTAGTTCAATTAGGCTCTGAGAATGATGCTTGTATTATAGAAATGGGTGGTAATATTAATTTTTCACCAGATGAAAAATCGATTAATGAAATATTTAATTATATTCCAGGTGAAAAGTCTTGACATATATTTGTGGACCAGATTGGGACAGAAGAGTTGTTGATATAGAACATAAGAAAAATTCTGCTATTATTATGAGTGGTGGTATTGATAGTTTAGTTTTATATAACATACTAAAAGATGTTGATATTATTAATATCGTAAGAAAAGATGGTTTTGATAGTGGTCCATTTCCAGCAGGTAAAAGTGTTATTAGTGTAAAAGAAGTTACAACCGATCATAGATTTAGAATACAGAGAACACTATTACATATAAAAGAAAAATTAAACTATGATTACATCTACACAGGTATTAACTTAGCACCACCAACAGAATATTTTTCTGAGTTTGATACTGATTCTAGGCCTTATCGTCCATGGAAAATAACAGAAGATTGGGTTAAAGCACCATTTTTACATTTGTACAAATATCATATTATAGATTTAGCAAGAATGCTTAACATTGATATATCTAATACTCAAAGTTGTTTAATACAGATAGAAGGACATTGTGGTGAATGTTGGCAATGCAAAGAAAAAAAATGGGGTTATAATCAATTAAGTATTGACATATAGCGAATCATATGTTATAAATAGAGTGTTCGTTGATACTAACTGAACACTATTAGGACTGGGGTGCGATACCCCACGCCTCCACCAAAAGGAGATGAGATATGATAGTAGAATTTAATATACTGGGAGGTAAAGATGAAGAACCCCCTAGTACAAAAATTGAGCAAATGGTTGTTTAGATTATACGTTTTATGGAGCATTAGTGCTGATATAATATTAATCGGTGGTATTGCTTATCTTATCTTTTTCTGATGGGGGCGAAATAGGTTCGACTAGTAGAAAAGTATGTTAGAGTAGAACATTAACTAAATGCAAACGATAATTTTGCGCCTGTTGATTACGCCCTAGCGGCTTAATTTAACTGAGTTTGAGAATGTACTTGGAAACAGAAACATTCTCACCAGTTTACTAGAATACCCGACGGGGTATCCGTGTTGTGCAAGGAAGAGAGTGTCACCAGGACATTCGAACTTGACTAGTTAGGGGTGGTACCCAGGCATGGTTGTAGAAATACGTTGTGTCACATTGTCATACCTGACGGAACTAGGTTCTGAAGATTTAAGAAATGGTATCTTGGTTCTTCAGTTGAGGGTGTACCCAAGTCCCTCCAACACACTTTCACTTAGATGTCTCAGTACGAGGCCTTCATAGCCCTTTAAAGGGACAGAAGTAGTAAGATACTTTAGGGAATAATAACGTAGCGGCCCTACGTAGCATCTAAGATTAAAGGGGAAGAGATTTATGATTTCTTCCCTTTTTCTATTGTCTAAATAGTAATACAGATTGTAATTTATTATACGTATCGTGAGTTTGATTATTTCATTCTAAATTGGAGATATGTATGATTGATCCTGTATCGGCAATTGCCATTGCCGGCACCGCATTTAACACGATTAAAAAAGGTATCGCTATAGGGAAGGACGTGGAGTCCATGTATAGTGATATAGGCCGTTGGATGGGTGCTGTTTCTGATATTAAACAATCAGAAAAAAATGCTAAGAATCCACCGTTATTCAAAAAACTATTTGCTGGTTCTTCTATAGAGGAAGAGGCTATGAATGCTTTTGCCGCTAAGAAGAAAGCAGAGGAAATGGAATATGAATTGAAGCAGTACATTATGTTTACACATGGTACTTCAGCTTGGGACGAATTGATTCGTATGCAAGGTAAAATACGAAAACAAAGGCAAGAACAGATTTATGCACAACAAGAAGCCAGAGAAAGACTAATTAATATTATTTTCATTAGTCTAGGAATTGCCGCTATTGTTGGTATGATAGGGTGGGGTGGATATTGGATATTCCAAACATCACCTCTGTTCGCAAAGTGGCACTAAAACTTGCAATATTAATCAGCTTTATATTAATTCCTGTAAACAGCTTTGCAGGAGGGAAAATGTGGACCTCTGATCCAGGTGGTCCAAGTAATATTATTAATTTACAGCCTCGTAGTGGCTTTACTACTATGACAAGAGAACAACAAATAAGAAAGGGTACTAGGGACAGGCCTCCAAAATATACTACTTGTAGATTAGCTGGTAGAAAAATTGTGAGATCCAAAAAAATATGTGTGTATAAAGGCGCACAGAATACAAACGAAAGTGCCGTGGTTGAAAAGTTTGATGATTGTCCCAAAGAATATAAGTGTGTGTATGAACCTAACAGTTCAGAAGTAAGCATCTATGATGTATTCGATTCACTTGCTGACTCTATAAAATAAATTACTTGACACGGAGGTTTAAATCTAGTATAGTTAATCTATGGTTGATTTAAAAAGTCTTAATACAAAATTCGAAAGAACATTTTTTAAAGAACTAAAAAAAATGGCTATGTATATGTGTATTATAATAGCTTTTGTAGTTTTATTTGGGTTTGTTGCAACTGCACATTCCCAAGTTTTATTAGTTGGAGATAAACGTATAAAAATACATACGTCTGAACAACAATGTCTCGCAGAGAATATGTACTGGGAGGCAAGAAATCAAAGTAAAGCGGCTATGTTAGCCGTTTCACACGTTGTTATGAATAGAGTGTTAGATAGTAGATTTCCTAATGAAGTTTGCGAAGTAGTCTATCAAGGACCGACACGTAAATCTTGGAAGGATCCTACTCTCCGACACCCGGTGAAAAATAGATGTCAGTTTAGTTGGTATTGTGATGGGAAATCAGATGTACCACCTAAAGCTGACGAGAATTTATGGCGTGAAACTATGATGTTAGCTAGAACATTTTTATATAACTATAATTATATTATAGATCCTACAGATGGTGCTACACATTATCATGCTTATTATGTAACCCCTAGTTGGGCAAAACAAAAGAAAAGAACCGCTAGGATTGAAAGTCACATATTTTATAGGTGGAAAAAGTAAATGGCACTAGAAGTAATGAACGTGAGTAAGTTTTCTACGACTATTGAACAAGTTGTAGTAGACAAAAGAATACCATACATGGAAGCAGTTGTGTGGTATTGTGAACAAAATAATATGGAGATAGAAGTTGCGGCTAAACTATTAAATGCAATTATTAAAGCTAAGATAGAGGCAGAAGCCGTAGATTTAAACTTTTTATCGACACCGAAAGGATCAAAGTTACCTTTATAATGAATGGATTGGAAGCATATACAACTTATCTTGCCGTTCGTAATCATTTTAAAACTAAAAGTTATGATTACTTTAAATATAACGGCAAGATAAAAGTAAACGAAAACTCTTTTCGCACAAGAAGAGATCATTATCAGTTTGAAAAGATAGCTAGAATATATAAAAGAGATGACTTTATAAAATATCTTGTAGCTAATTTCATAGCTGAAGATGAATACATATTTGGTATGTCACAAGGAAGAGCAATGGTGGCTCATAAAAAGTGGCAGAAAAGTATAGAATCATTTTCATATCAATTCAAAGAAGATATAAAAACTCTCAAAGATTACGATTCAAATTTCAATATACATTTTGATTGTAAAATGGATGGAGTTGTACACCCTATGGCTTTTAAATTATATCTAAGGGATAGAGTACATATAAATACATTAGTAGCTATAAATCAGCTACTTGACTTTACGAAAGTATGGGAATATTATTCGGGTGAAGATAAAATGATAAAAGATTTTATTTTTTTACTTGACAAATACACTCCTTTTCTGTATAGTTATATTAATATCGACAAGACTAAATCGAAACAAATTATTCTGGAGACTTTCAATGAATAACGAAGTAGAGAGATATGTTGGAGAATTAAAAGAATTGAGAGAGGAAAATAACTCTCTCAAAAAAAGAGTCAAGATGTTAGAAGAAGAAGTTGCATGGAGAACGAAATACGGAGATTATATTAATCATCAATTTATTATGGCTTCATCAACACAGCCGAAGAAAGTTTCAAAAATTAGTATGGTGAAAGAAGAAGACACATCAGCTAATAGTTATAGAAACAAATATTTTTCTTCAGGTAGTTCTAAATATTGACTTGACAAGCAGTTTATATTATGTTATATTGGACAAATTAAATACACAAATACTCAAATATACAAGGAGACACGACTATGGCACAATCATTTGCCGCACTTAAAAAATCCCGCTCAAGTTCATTGAGCAAGTTAGTTACCGAAACTTCAAAAATAAATGCACCTGCAGAAGGAGCCGCAGAAGACAATCGCTTCTGGAAACCAACTGTAGATAAAGCTGGAAACGGCTATGCAGTTATTCGATTTTTACCAGAACCAAAAGGTGAAGACTTACCTTGGGTTAGAACTTTTTCACATGGTTTTCAAGGTCCATCTGGAAAATGGTATATCGAAAACTCATTGACAACTTTTAATGAGAAAGATCCCGTTAGTGAATATAATTCTACATTATGGAATAACGGAACTGAAGCTGGTAAAGAACAGGCTCGTAAACAAAAGCGAAGATTATCTTACATTGCAAACATCTATGTAGTGAAAGATCCATCAAACCCAGAGAACGAAGGAACAGTTCGACTCTATAAGTTTGGTAAGAAAATCTTTGACAAACTCAATGAAAAAATGAACCCTGAATTTGAAGATGAAACTGCTACTAACCCATTTGACTTTTGGGAAGGTTGCGATTTGAAATTAAAGATTCGTAATGTTGAAGGCTATCGTAATTACGATAAGTCGGAGTTTGCTGAAGTATCACCACTTGAAAATGGTGATGACGATAAACTTGAAAAAGTTTATGAGTCAATGTTTTCTCTCAATGAATTTCTTGATAGAAAGCATTTCAAAACCTATGCTGAATTACAAGCAAAGCTGAATATGGTATTAGGTTTAGAAGGTGCTTCAACAGTTGCTCCTTCAGTTAAAACTGCTGAAGATAATGTTGTTGAAATGCCAAAACAGAAGGAAGCTTCTGAACCGAAGATTGATAGTGATGATGAAAACCTCTCATTCTTTGAGAAGTTAGCAGAAGACGATTAATCTTTCTTTTTCTCTCTCTACTAGGGCGGCTTAATGTCGCCCTTTTTTTATTTTAGTATACCCATTTCTTTTAAAGCCTCTGTTTCTTCAGCGGGCTTTTTTAGTACTTCTTTATTCTTTCTTTTTAGGAATGCAGTAAGTCGTGACATAAACTTTAGAGAATGCGGTTTGCTGGTGTGTGTTTTGATCTCTGATTTTCTGTGCATATCCAAGGCACGTATCCAAATCATTGAAATAGACATCTTCTTGTATTTCCGTTCCGTGTAATATAACTATAAGTAGCCAAAGCATTACGGCCCAGCAAATCTGCCTTCAAGATAGTTAGTATAACCTCTAGGGTGTACTACCATACCACCAGTTATAGTTTCTGATGCATTTATAGTTGTTTGTGAATTATTCGAATTATCAAGAGCAATATCTCCTGATGAAGTTCCGTATATAGGATGTCCAGGTAATACCATAGCTCCAGCACCATTACCTGATGCAGTTGGGGTTCCTTCAAGTGCTAGAAGATCCTTTTTAAGTCTAAGTGCTTCTTCTATTTCTGCCATTTCTTCTTTAAGAGCATCTATATTATCTGTAGTTGTTTGTTGCTGTGATAGTAAAAATGCTTTTCTTTTTTCTATCTTTTTTATATTTTTCATGGCTTCTTCTGCTGAATTAATACCAATACCAATACCAAACCAACTTTCATCAAACTCACCAGATGCTATCATATCTTTAAGTTCTTTTATCTTTTTTTCTTCAGCATCTAACAAATCTTTCTGAGTAGTCGCATTTCTTTGTAAAGCATCTACGGAAGCTTTTTTATCTTCAATTTCAGCTAATAATTTTTCTTCATCTGATTTGAATAGTTTACCAACAAATGGCACTTTCTTTATCTGTTCTATAACCCAATCTTTAACTAAGTCCATAAAACCTATTATAGATGAAAATATTTCTATTACTGGATTATTCTTAAAACTCTTAAATGGATCTTCACCCTCTTCACCAGTAAACCATTGCTTAATCCAAAGTACAGCACCCTTAACTAAATCAAATGGCCATTTTAACAAACCTTTAATCAAATCTTCAAAACTAAAATCCATAATACCTTGTATTATTTTTCCAATAACACCTTCTTCAGCTTTAACTCTACCATCTTCCCCTAGTTCTACTCCGAATGCTTTTCTTAACAACCAAGCTAATCCATTCTTTAACATATCTAATGGTGCTCCAAAGAAATCACCAATCGCAGTAGTTATACCATCTACAAATTTACCAAAAATTGTCTCTTCATCTGAATCAAACATTTGTTTAATTCCTTCATATGCAGATATGAGTATACCCAGTGGCCATAATATCTTTTTAAATACAGTTTTAAAAAGTGCAGTACCACCTTTAACTAATGGATTATTAAAGATTTTACTATTAGCTATAAATGTACCTACTGCTCTAATGGGACTAAGAACTCTTCTGAAAAAGCCACCAATTTTAGCAAATGCTCCATCTTTTCCTCTTAACCCACCTATACTAATTTTAGGGAATCTATCAAATATACTATTAATAATGGATCTAATTCTAGCTATAACACGAGGGACTAAACCCAGTCTTTGAAATCTTCCAGTCTGTGCATTTCTTCTACCTTGAAAGAAGAAATTTATAATACCATTAATTCTTGATCTAATTGCAGTAGTTAATCTATTTACCCAAGGTATTCTATTAATCTGTCTTAGTATTCCTCTAAACATTCTTATGGGCGTCATATAGATTGCTCTCAACAATCTTATTGCTAGTTGTCCATTCTTTAATGGATTTAAAAACCCACGAAAGCCAGCAAATGCGGCTCCTAATGCACCTAGAGTACCTAAAATTCTTATGATATTCTTTTGTAATCCACTTAACTTAGCAATGTCTCCATCTGGTACATCATCTCCATCTACATCTGTATCTCTACCTTTAGCTTGATTTTTACCTAAAGCCAGCATCTGTTGTTCAAGCATTTCTTCAAGTGTTCTTTTCTGAATTTCAAACATTTTAGTTAATGTATCATTCATAGAACTTAAAAAGCCTTGAATACCAGTAAGCAATTGATTATCATGAACTGCCAAATCAATTGACATTTTCTGTTGTTTTTTTGCTTGAGCAACAGAAGCCCCGGAAGGGCCTTGTGCTGTATTGACTCTAGGTAAAGCCATTATTTTCCTTTCATTCCACTCTTATCGAATGCGGCAAACCCCATAAAGGCGCCAACAATACCAGCTTGTGCTAAGTAGAATAAGTTTGATACATCACTTAATAGCTTAATTCTTTCATCAGGAATAAATGGTGTAAACATTATTAGTGTGAATGCACACATTGATCCCAATGCAACCCAAGCCATATTTCTTTGATGCATTTGTTTTCTATTTTGTCTTTCAACTTCTTCTTTCATTTTCCAATCTTCCATTTCAATATCAGATACTACACCATCATTGTTAGTATCTAACTTTTCATATTTAGAACCTTTTTGTAATTTTTTTGCTGTCATCTCTCAGTTTTCCTTTTCTCAGCTTCTTCTTCTAAATGTTGTTTCAGTAAATGAATGTAAATGTCACGTTCAAAAGGTATCATATTTTCTAACTCATTTAAAGAGTATTTATGATGTTGCATAAGTGAAAAATTGAGTTGATAGTAATTACTTAGCGAATTGTGTATCAACCCTAGGTAAAAAAAGACTGTAAGCCCTCCAGAGAGATTTTATCTTTCTCACCACACTTATTGCAAGTCCATTCTATATCTTGTTTCAACTTAGGTGCATTTTGAACAAAATTAGTTATCTTTTCAAATTGATTTTGATTTAATTGATTTATCCAGTCTTCCATTTCTTCTTCTGTAAAATCTGAATATACATTTTCTTTATCATACACATATTCAACCATCAAAGCTATTGTTTTAAATGCCATTTCTGTCTGATCTTCAACTTGTCTTTTTGATAAATCAGATATTGTTTTATATGTGGGATAATTAACTTTAACACCTATTTTATCATCAAGCATTATCTTACCATCTGATATATCACCTTGTACTTTTATATCATCTAAATTAAGATTAAATTGTGTTACGTGTTTACATTCTGAATCTTTTTTAGTATGTTTCAATTGCAGTTCTATAACTTCTCCTACAGACTTTCCTCTGAGTTGTAGAAAAAGATATTCTATATCAAATGTAGCTAATTTAGATACATCAACATCATCAATTATACAGTTACCAAGTATCTGTTCTACAGTTCTAGAAACATCACTTTGATCACCACTTTCCATAGCCATAAGAAGTATCTTCTCTTCTTTTACTAGAAATGGGCGAAATTTTATTTTTTGTTTAGTTGAGGGTATCTCCATCGTAAATTCTGGAGACACTAATTGTGGTAAAGACATTACAACTCCTATAATATTATATCTTACGTATCAATCCAAATGGTGTGTTAATTGCACCTACTATATTTTTTAATCCGTCTGTAGCAGAAACATTCCCGAATCCTGGTATATTTAACGATCCCGAAATTCCCCCTCTGCCAATGCTTAACCCAAAAGTGGACCCAGGCCTAGATTGATCGCTTTTATTAAAGACTGATTTATAATCTTTATAAGCAAATGCTACAGTTTGTTTAACTATTTCTGATTGGCTCCAACTCATTTGAATGGGCCCTATTGCTAATGGATAACATTCTTGCAAAGTGTGTATGCTCATAATATCACCCGCATTACCATATTGTCTAATAGTAACTGTTCCTACGATTAAATCATAGTAAGCTGGATTATATTTACCATTACCACCACTATTAAACACACCAGAACCTATTATCTTATGGTGCCATAATTCGAAGTATTCTCTTTCTCGCATATCTTCACTTAGAATAAAAGTAGCGGCCGCGTCAGCATAAACACCAGCATATGGAACTTTTCTCATTGGTCCATATATTCTTTGTTCAGCGAATTGTAAAGTTCTTCCTGGTAAATCTACACTATCACAACGAAACATCATACTCTCTTCAACACCCAATTCACCGGGGCCGTTTACTTGCACTTCATAATGCGAAGCATGAGCAACACCAGTTTTATTCAATGATGTTACTAGATTGTTTACGTTAAATGGCATTTCTACTTGCACTCCATACAGACGTTTTTCTACTCTTTTCGAAAGATTCAACAGGTAAAAATAAAGCAATATCCCATTCTGTTGGTGCTATTTCTATAAAACGAGAACGTACATGAGCCGTTAAATATTTCTTATAAGTAGGTTTAAACCACTTATATTTAGTAGCAGAAGATAGTAGTTGATGAGATATTCTAAGTTTAGTTGACTCATCAAATCTTTTATTGTTTGTTATATCATAAAGTGAATCCATTAACTTAGCACGTAGTCTATATGGTAGATAATGCATATTGATACCTTCAAAACCACCTTTAGATTGTGCTACTTTGAATATCAAAGGAAATTTATCGTAGTATGGCAATGTCGCTTTATGCTTCGGATCATAATAGAAGAAGTACATCTTACCAATCATATTACGAGTTGTCATACGAGTTCTATCTCTAACAATTTGAGAAGCACCTTTATCGCCTCTTACTCCAGATGTTTTAGCTTGATCTCTAAACCAGTCTCTTGATTGTTGAGTACGAGCAGGCATTTCACCCTTACGAACACCTCTTAGTAGTAAATCGTCAAAAACTGTGGCCATTTTTAAATAGTTCTTTCTCTGTAAGTATCATAAATTTCCATTTTCTGTCTTTACAATACTCAATTGCGTATTCCCATTTACTCTTATTTATACTCCATGTTTTTACCTCGTATAAATACTTACGTGTCAAGTTCTTTTGGGGCTTTGGCTCTTTAGTTTCTTTATGGGGTTTAACTTCTATAACTATTGTTTCTTTTATATTATGTTTATTGTTTACTTGAATAACAAAATCGGGAAAGTAACGATGCCATCTTCCATCAAGAGGAGACTTGTAAGGGATAATTAATTCTTCAGAAGCCCACTTCAATACACCGGGGTTTTGATCAAAATATACCATACAGTTTCGCTCCCATAAAGAACGATAAATAATGTTAGTCGGATCGCCCTTATACTTTTTAGGAAACTTTGGCTGAAATTTACCTTTATAACTCATAAGGATATATATAACTATGGCAATTACTTTCGGAAATGGCAATATAAGTTTAGGAGATAACATCAAAGCTATTACTGATGTTGCTGGTAGAACAATAAAATCTAATATACAATTTGATGGTAATGGTGTTAGAATATCTGGTAGAGAACACTTTCTTAGAAAAATTCAGAATAGGGCACCAAAAGGACAATTAGCTGATTTATATCGAAATAAGAAAAAGACAACATCTTTAGTTTTTCCAAGAGATTTAGATGATGAGCATTATATAATCATTAATGCATTAAAAAGAAATAATCAAACTATAAAAGATAGTAAAGGTAAGAAAGAATATCTAACATCTTTTGTCTTACCAATACCAGGCAATCTTCAAGTACAGTATCAAGCACAATATGAAAATCAAAGTTTAGGTGCTATCGGTGCCGCGGCCGCTGGAAGATTAGGAGGGAATACTGCTGGTAGAGGTGTAAAAGATATTATCGGAAAAATCAGTTCTAAAGTATCATCTTTCGGATTAGATTCACAAACAGCTGGACAAGTTGGAGCAATTGGCGCCGCTATAACAGGAGTAGCCGCTGGTGCAAAACTTGCCGGGGGTGTTGGTGCTATATTAGGTGCTGGAGGTATTGATAATGTTTTTGCGGGAGTTATGTTAGAACAAGGACTTGCTATCAATCCACATATGGCTGTTATATTTAAAGGTGTAGACTTTAGATCACACGTATTTGAATATAAGTTTATAGCAAGAAATCAAGCAGAGAGTGATACATTAAAAGCTATGATAAGTGCATTCTCTCATCATATGCTTCCAGGTAATGCATTGGGAAGTAGAAATGGTAGTGTTGGTTTAGCTTTCGATTACCCAGATGAATTTGAATTGTCTTTTGCTCCAGGGATATCTAGTTATCTTTATAGAATAGGGACTTGTGTTCTTACACAGATGTCAGTTAATTATAATGGTGAATCAATTCCAACATTCTTTGAACAAACAGGTGCACCAGTATCTATTAATATGACTTTATCATTTCAAGAAGTTCAAATTCTCACAAAAGATGGGTTTAATAATCCAGGTGAAACTGATGTTAATTGGGAACTTCAATCGAAAGTAGCTTTAGCTAAAGCCGATAATGCGGCTATGACATTGAGCAATGGAGCTAGTGGTACTGGTTTTAGAGGGAACACACCCCAATGAGTTATTTTTCTAATTTCCCAACAACACTTCACGACTTAAAAGATACTAATGTTAAGACTGAATTAACAAATATATTAAGACGTTTTAAAGTACGCCCTAAAGCAAAAGATACAGTAGCTACTTATTATGATTATATAATGCAAGAAGGTGATCGTCCTGATACTATCGCCGCAAAGTATTATGGTAATGAAAAGTTAGCTTGGTTAGTATTAATCTTTAATGATATAATAGATCCATTTTATGATTTACCTTTATATGGACAAAATTTTCCAGATTATATAAAAGTGAAGTATGGTTCAGTTCAAACAGCAAATTCTACTGTCAAACATTATTATAAAATATTAGAAGAAGAGAAGCTTTTAATAGATGGTACCAGATTACCAAGAAGAGAAGTTGTTTGTGATTTAGCAACATATAATAGTTTAGCAGGTACACCCACATTACGAAGAAGTGAAACTGTATATGAATGGGAAGAAAAGCTAAACGAAGATAAGAAAAAATTAAAACTCTTAGATAAAAAATACGTACCAACATTACTCAAAGAGATAGCATCGGTTCTTAGATAATGGCTAATACTGCCCAAACAGAATATAAATTCGCAGGTGCTGTTGAAATAGATAGCCTTGATATCATTGACACGGCTGGAGTTGCATGGAGCTTATTACATCTTCAAGCTGAGACAAACATCTATCAAGATTTATTTCAACCCTTCATGAAAATAGAAATCGCAGTAAGCGATTCTGCAGGACTCATTAACGAACTTGATGGTGGTGTTAGGGGTGGAGAAATAATATATTGTTCTTTTAAAACATCTGATCCAGAATTAGAATATGTTAAGTTATGCTTTTTGGTAAATAGTGTTTCTAGTAGAGTTAGACATAATGAAGGTAATGAAAAATATATGATAGAAGGCTTTTCAGTAGAATACTTTTCTACTATCGATAAAAAGATTTCTAAAGCTTTTGGAGGAACATCTGGTAAACCCATACATCAATTAGTAAATTCAATATTCACAGAGTTTATTTTAACACCAGAAGTTAAAAGTGTTTACAAAGGTTTAGGTGAAAAGAAAAGAATATGTGATAAAGAAAAATATCATCTTGTAAAAAGAGACTTGACTTCTGGTTTACACAAATGTATTATACCACAAATGAATCCAATTCAAGCTATACAATATTTGGCATCTGATGCCACTGATGATGACGTTGCATCAAAGTTTTTATTTTATGAAAACTTTAAAGGTTTTAATTTTAAAAGTTTAGCGAAGCTTGTAGCAGAAGAACCAAAGTTCAAAGACTATACTTATTTCCCATCAACACACCCAGTAGAATCCACACCAAGAGATTTAAAACCATTTTTCATTATTGATATGGAAAGAGTTAAAGAAGTAGATGTATTAGATAATATGGTTGATGGTTTATTTGCCGCTAAAACTATTGAATTAGATCCACTTAGAAAAAAATTCAAAATTACAAAGTACAAATATGAAGAAGAAGTTGAACGTATGAGTAAACTACAAGAGTTTGCTATAAAAGGTGGTGCAAATGAAGATGCTATACTTCATTTAAAAACTTCTAGACGAGGACACGATACTGATCCAGTATTCTCTAAAGAAGCACCTTTGTCAAGTAAAAATGTTCTAAAGGATCCAATTAGAGATAGCTATATGAAACATTTAACAAATAATGTTTTAAAGATGACTTTGTATGGTAATTCTGAATTAAATGTTGGTGATACTATCTATGCAGAGTTTGCCCAATCTACAACATATCAAGTTGAGGAGGGAGATAAATATACGAGTGGTAAATATTTAATAACAAAACTTAGACATAAGTTTGCTAAGAATGACTACTATACTTTAATAGAATGTGTCAAAGACACGGGACTAGAAGAATGATATTAAACAGAGAAGAATACGAAAATTGGAAAGAGTATCAAGAACTCAACGAAAAATTAATATTATTTAATAATGGTAAAAGATATGGACAAATTGTTTTCATGGCTGGTGGTGCTGGTTCGGGTAAAGGTTTTGCGATACAAAATTTCATGGAGAAAGAGAAATATAAAGTACGAGATGTTGATGAGTGGAAGAAGGCTCTTATCAAACTTGCGAAAGTAAAAAATAGCAATTCAGATTTAGCAAAACTGAATCTAAGAAATCCTGATGATGTATTTAAATTACATACAATTGTAAGAGAAAAGGGTATCAAAGATAAAACTCTTGATATGTTATTAAGAGATGCTAAAAAAGAAACTCTACCAAATATACTTTTTGATATTACAATGAAAGATCATTCAGATATAAGTGATGTAGCACCTAAATTAATTGATGCTGGTTATGAAGCTAGAAATATACATTTAGTATGGGTTCTTACAGATTATAAAGTGGCCGCAAAAGCAAACAAACAGAGAGATAGAGTTGTACCAGATGATATTCTTTTCATGTCTCATCAAAAAGCCGCTCAGAATATGTTACAAAGAATTAGATCACAAGCTTTAGGTAGAGGTACAGGTGTTGGTAGAAGATATGTAGATGGACAAATTCATACTATACTTAACAATAGAGATAAAACATCATTCTATCCAAATACAAAAATGCCACTTGTAAAAGACTTTTCATACATTACACTCAAGCGAAGTGGTAAACCATATGAAAATGATAGAGCAATTATAAAAACATTAATGAGATGGGCATTAGAAAATGCACCATTATCACCAGCTTCACAAAGAAGTTTAAAGAAAAGGTTTGATTTATAATGTTAAGTTTCAATAATTATATTAGAGAACAATATAGAAATCTGCAAGAAAAAACTTGGAAACCTAATATGGGTGACTTAGCTGAACCTATTCTTGCTTGTGGAGTTGCGGCGAAGTTTGCAAATCCTGATACTGTTATCACAAGAACAGCTATTGAAAAACTTCTAAGAAGAGTAATTAAAAGTAATCCAGAAAATATAGAGGGTTCACCTGGTGGTACACTCAAAGTAAAAGATAATATTTTTCTCAGAGTTGCAATACGTAAAAAAGAATGGGAATGGCTCAAAGATGAAAGAAATTGGGAACTGATAGATTGGCAATTTAAAGCTGTTGCACAATACTGTAACGATAAAAGTAGAAAGAATGAATTATCTGGTAAAATTGATTTAATGCAAGGTAAAGGTAGAAGATTACATTTAATTGCAAAAGCATATATGATGAATGGTAGAAAAGATGAAATACGTGTTGATGCTGATGGTACTGGCGATCAAAAAGGTACGAAAGCTGATATCAAGATTACGTTGAATGGTAAGAAAGCAAATATGCAGATGTCACTCAAAGTAAAAGGTGGTGATCAGATAGGACAAAAAGCTGGTGTACCATTTGACAAACAATATGAAATATTTAAAGAGTTGGGTGTTGATGTTGGACCTGCGAGAAAAGAATATGATGCAATAGTTAAAGAAATAGATTTAGGATTTTACTTTTTAGACAGAGCAGAAGTATCAAAAGGTAAAGATGATAAAAGACTTCCTAAAGCTATAGAGATGCAACAAAAACTCAGACAAGCTAATTCTAGATCATATAGACTTGCCGCTAAAATTTGCAAAGATAAAATGGATTCTGGCGATGAAAAGTTTGTGAGAAAATTAGCTGACTTCTTAATACATTACGGAAGTTTAGGTGATAAACAAATAGAGATAATAACATTAACAACAAAGGGTTTCAAGAAAGCCAAGTTTGGTAGAAACTTTAAGAAACAATTATTAGAATACTATCCAAAACTAAAAGTTATATTTAATATGGACGATGGTGATCCTTCTATTGAGTTTTATGATCCCGAGATAGGAAATAGATCAAGTGGTGAAGCTAGATTATTTCGTATACGTGGTAAGACATTATATGAATCAAAAACAAAGAAGATAGATGGTAAGTCAAAGAAGATATTTCCACTATATGTGAGAAACTTAGTTGAAGCTGGTGGCTTATTATATAAACTAGCTGTTGATAGTTAAGGAGATAATATGACAGAACAATTTTTACAAGAGATTAATAATCCAAAACACGAATCAGAAAAGAATGACGATCCTACTGATGATGTTACACAAGGAGATTTAAGTGGATGGATAAACAAGTCACCGAAAAAAGAGGAAGAAGATGCTGAACTTCCTAGGAAAGAATGACTTTATATGGTTTTTCGGGGTTGTCGAAGATCGTAATGACCCTATACAACTCGGAAGGGTTAGGGTACGGGCTCATGGTTGGCACACCGATGATAAGAACGAAATACCTACTGAAAGTTTACCCTGGGCGATTCCGTTACAAAGCATCACATCTGCGGCTGTTAGTGGCAAGGGCACCTCGCCGACGGGTATCCTCGAAGGGACTTGGGTAGTTGGCTTTTTTGCTGATGGAAAAGATGCATCAGAGCCGTATATATTAGGAAGTTTTGCTGGTATACCACAATACTCAGCAGATAGTTCAAGAGGTTTTAATGATCCAAATGGGGTATATCCAAAATATGTTGATGAGAGTGATGTTAATAAACTTGCTCGAGGCACTAACACAATTACTAAATCTCCTGATAAAAATATTGGAGCACCTGCTGATTCCTACAAAGCGGAGTATCCCTACAATCACGTTACGGAAACTGAAAGCGGCCATATCATTGAAATAGATGATACTGGTGGTAATGAAAGAATCCACGTTTTTCATAAATCTGGTACATTTATTGAGATGCAACCAAATGGTGATGTAGTAACACAGCATAAGAATGGTTTTAGAACAGTTACTGGTAACGATAAGCTTCACGTAACAAAAGATTTAGATATTATAGTTGATGGTAATATTAATCTATCATCACGTAAGAATATTAATATTACAGCACTTGGTAATATAGATGCAAGAGCAACTAGAATAGATTTAAATAATGGAACTCCAAGTTTACCTGATGCACAGTTACTTGATTCTCCTGTTGTATATGAAGAAAATATAGTTAAATTAGAACCCCACGAAATATCAGAAGATTACCCAGATAATCCAGAACAAGTAGAACAGACTGATGGTAAGAATCCAGAAGATGTAAATTATCCAGAAAAAGCACCAGCTACTTGTGGAGCGGCAGATAATCCACAACGAAATCCATTGGACGTTGCAACAGAATT